GAAGCAACAATGTGGAGCTGTCCATACCTCCACTTAGTGACAATACTGCTTGTTTTTTCATAGAATATTATTTATTTTTTTAAATTCGTATACGTTGTGTTTTATTCTCATATAAACTTCTGGGTTAAAAGGTTTGTTCATAACCTCATCAATTTTGGTTTCAGGTTTAACATTTAACCCCCAACTATTATAGATATTTCCATCAAAAGCAGCCATAATAGGATTTGAAGTATCAATAGTTTCAATTTGTTTTATATCTTTGTAATATAAAAACTCTTGGGGAATAGAACAACCTAAAAGATGAATTTTATCAGTAGCCCCTATAAGCCCCATATCAATCATCTGACTAATAACAAACAAACGTCCCATTGCCTTGCCAACATGTTTGTTGGGATGTGGAAATTCATTGTTGTAATAACTAGCTCCATAGCTAAATGCAATCTTGTTATAACCTAACCATTTATACGTTTGATAACACTTTACTATCTCACTAAACGATTTACCTTGCACAACCGCTACTTTTTCTACACCTTCGGGAAGTTCAATAAAACTCCATTCTTTAGCATTGCGCATGGATTTAATAGAATCTTCCCAAGCATCTGGGACTATAAATTCATCGGGTTTAATTTCTTCAATAATAGAAATCATTCTACCTTTTGAATAAGCTACTCCAAGTTCATGGAGTGAGTTATCCATTATAATATACCTTCTATTTTGTTTGTTTTCCCTTTGGAAAAATTCTCTATACTCAGAGTATTCATCATATAGATGGGGTAGCAAATAGTCATAGTCATTAAATCTTAGACTATGTTCTAAATATGCAAATGGTATTTCGTGTGATACTTTCATACTTTAATTTTAGGTGGGCGTCCTCTACGTGGTGCTGTTGTGGGGCGTGCAAACGTTCCATAACGCATTTCACAGTAATTATAAAATTCCTCCAGCGTGCCTCCAACCTCAATTACATCATTTTCATAATCATCTTTAGTCATACGAAATGTGTTAAGGAAATCTTTGCGCAATTGCTCGAGGTTTTCTTTTTCATATTTTTCATGATCTTCACGTAAACGACGTCTACGTTGTCTGTCAAGTCGTGTTTCATAAGCCCATTCACCCACATCAGTAAATTGCTTACGTTTTTCAGCAATTTCCCAATCACAGTAATAGATTTGAAACAAATAGGGACTTTCATCATAATCACCATTTTTGATTTTATCAATCAAAGGTGAGTACTTGTGAAGTGGTTTGGTTTTGCGATTCCAACGTCGCCACCAAAAAAATTGGTTGTAATTTAGCTTTTGAAGCTTGCCCAACTGTTTTTCAATAACCTCAATTGAATGTGCCATACCATAAACATACGAAAAAAGACTCAGAAATCCAAATCTTTTTCAACGTAAGTTATGATTTCTCCTGAGGTAAAGCCTTTTTCTAACAATAATGGTAAACTGCCTTCTTTACACCAAGCAAATACTTTGTATCCTTTATAATGTTCTTTTACGTATTCCCACCTAGTATCCCATAATTTTCTAAATATGCCCATTCTTCTATAGTCTTGGTGAACCCAAGCATCTATAAATTTAACTCGATTACCTAAATGGAGTTGTAGACTTATATTACCTACACATTTTTCATCTAATAAAGCAGCCCAAGTTATAATATGTCTATTATTAAATGGGATATAAACTATTTTTAGTTTATCGAGCACCTCCGTCGTATTCAACGGCGTGTTTTTCTGTGATAAGTTGTTTGTTGACATTAATTAAAGTTATAGAGGTATCGTCTGGGGTTGGTGAGAGCGACGTTACATATACTGAAGCTAAGGCTCTGCCATATTTGCCTAATCCTGAGACATGTAATATACATTCGTTGTTGTTTAGTTTTAGGATTTCTTCTAATCTAGCTTTAGCAGCTAATCCACGTTCTTTTTCCTCTAAGTCTCGAGTTCTAGATTCTGGGGTATTTATACCTTCCATTCTAACTCTGACTTTTTTCCAGGTGTGGAATCCTAAGTCTATTGTGCAATCAATAGTATCACCATCAACTACTCTATCTACTATTGCGTTGTATTCGTACATTAATCCTCTTTTATAGCATTTATTTCTTGTTGAATTTCTTCTAAAGAAATTTTTAGCTTTAAACTAATACCTGCTTGATATTTTTTAACTATTTCTCCATTTTTTAAAATAAAAACTACTGGAACTGATATTAACTCATCTTGGATAGTTTTAGATTGGTGTTTTAGCCAACCAAATTGGTAAGTACATCCTGTTAGTTGGTCTAAGTCTAAACGAGTATTAGCGCTATTCCATTCAGCATTAACTTGGATTACTTTTATTTCTTGGGCGAATAATGTAGTACTAAATAATAAAAATAGTATTGTTAAAAATTTTTTCATGACTTTTTTATTTGTGTTATTTTTTACTCATTTCATATAATCTTTCTTCAATTACATCTAATTTTTCCCCATTTTCTTCAACTTTTTCTTGAGTATTCATAATAGTTTCTCTAATAAGTTTATCCTTTAGATCGTATTCAGTTCTACTAACTTCGGGCTCTGGGAGTTTTTTTGCTTCTTCAATATCTGCTTGAAGTGCAAACCACATACTTATAACAGTAGCTGCTCCTGCTAAAATTAAACCAATAGTTTTTAAATCTAAAGTTATTTTTGTTTCTTCATTAATTTCTTTTGCCATCTCTTATGCCTTTATGGTTATCAATTTTATCTAGGATTTGATTTAACAAGTCCATTTTAATAAAACCTGCCATAGAAGCGTTTTTAAGAGCGCTTATAAGTTGAAATATTAAGAACGGTATTATAATAGTTTCCGACATCCATCCTGCTCCTACAAAACCTTTTTCTACTGAGAGTATAGCACCTAAAATAATCCACCATACCCCTAAAGTTCTAAGTACTGAAAGTGCTTTAAATGTTTTAAATCCTTCTCTTTTAATACCTGCAATGATTCCAAAAAAGCCATCTAATAAAACTACACAAGCTACTCCTAAGAATTGCTCAGCGTTACCAAGGGTAAGCTCCATAAAATATGAAAACAAAAAGCTCATAGTAGTTGTTGCCGTAAGTATTAAAAGTGTAGACTTAGTCATTACATATAGGAATTAAAAGTAAAAAACGCTACTTGAAGTCTAACCCAAAAGCGTTTCCAAATAGAAAGGGATTTGAATTCTTCTGTCTCAAAAATATCCTCTATTTGTTTCATTTTTTAGAGAATTTTTCTAAGCCAGCTATTCCAAAGCTACCTAGTGTTACAATAATAAAGGAGTTATAGATAAATTCGTTGATTACTAAATCTTTGCCGAACCATCCTGTTGCTATATCTGCTATAGCGAATAATGCCATTATGGCAAATGCTCCAAAACCTACGATAGACTTCTCATTGTAAGTATTATCGTCCTTAAAAATTTCTTTCCAGCTCATTTTACGTAAGTTTTTATTGTTAGTAACAGAGAACCCCAACCAGCTTTAAGTAACTGATTGGGGTTCGTACGTCGGTAAATATATGAGGATTACAACTCAGTTGGAGTAAATCCAAGTCTGTTCAAAACTTTCAACAAAGGCTCAGTCTTAAAGAAAGCACAAGCTACAAAGTAGGTTGGGAGCGCCCAGTGAAAAAAGTTAAAGTTAGTAGTTAAGCTTACACCGAGAAGAACAGCAAACAAGAGATACAAAGCTCTCAAGCCAGTCCAGTCTTTCCAGTTTTTAAAGTTCAACCACTTAAAGGTTAAGATTGCTACTAAGGTGTTCCACCCATTCACAAAAAATTGTTTAATTGAATCTAACATGTTTTAAAAATTTAATATAAATATGTTTTTATCCGTCACAAGCGACGCAATCAGCAGTTCTGGATCCTAAGTCACCTTTGATTACTGAGTCTGTGCGGAGGTAGTAAAGTGTTTTAACGCCTAATTTCCAAGCCTCCATGTGAACCTGGTTGATCCATCTTGGTGAATCAGTTGGATCAAATGACAAGTTCAATGATTGGGTTTGGTCTATATATTTTTGTCTAATTGCTGCTTGTTTTACAAGCTCTAATTGGTTTACTTCACTAAAGGTAAGGAATACTTCTTTTTCGTCTTCAGTAAGAATATCATGTGAGAGGTTTTGAACAGAACCATTATCAGCAAGGATTTGATCCCATACTTTATCTGTGTTGTATCCTTTACCTTCCAACAAGCATTCCAATTCTTTATTTTTTACAATAAATGTTCCTTTAGCACCATTAAAGGTGTAAATATTAGCTGGGATTGGTTCGATTCCTGCAGAGCAATTATTTAATCTAGAATTTGATACTGTAGGTGCAATAGCAAGTAGGTGAGTGTTTCTCATACCTGTTCCTCTACACCATACTGGTTCGCCATATTCTTGGGCTAATTGTCTAGAAGTAGCTTCTGCTTTTTGCCTAATGTCACTAAAAATAGTGTGTGTCCAAGCAGTAGAGGCAATAGAATTAAATGGTAATCCTTTTTGTTGAAGAAATGAGTGCCAACCCATTACACCTAAACCAAGTGCTCTACCTTTTTTAGCGTGTCTGTGAGTTCTAATAAGTGAATCCTTACCATTACTTTTATCAATAAACTCTTGCATAACACCATCAAGGAAACGAATTGAGGTTTCTACTACATCAGTGTCTTTCCACTCATCGTATTTTGCAAGGTTTAAAGAACTTAAACAGCAAATAAAGCTATGTTCCTCATCTGTGTGAAGTGTGATTTCAGTACAAATATTAGTCATACTTACATCAAGGTTGTTCATAGCATATGCTAAAGGATTGTTTTTATTAACATTATCCTTAAACATAATATATGGCTCACCTGTTTCTACACGTGTTTTAAGAATTTCAAGCCATAACTTCATAGCATCACCGTCCCTGTCTTGTAGCTTTCTCATAAAAGCATCATCTACAACTACACACTGGTGTAGATTAAGGCATTGACGGTTAGGATCACCTTTGGGGCGGCGAATTTGCATAAATTCATCAATATCAAGGTGGTTAATATCCAAATTTACAGATGCTGCACCTCTACGAACCGAACCTTGGTTGGTTGCAATGATAGCTGAATCATAAATTTTACACCACGGTACTACACCTTCACTTTTACCATTACCAGTAATTGTTGTACCTCTAGGACGGATTCTACTTACTGAAATACCTACACCACCCCCTAGGGCTGTAAGTTTCATAAGTTCAGCATTTGTTAACCCAATTCCCCTAATGCTGTCAGGTGTATCAATACCAAAGCAAGAGATAGGCAAACCCCTATCGGTCCCAGTGTTAGATAAAACGGGAGAAGCAAGGCCAATCCAACCATTCCAAATATATTTGAAGAACTTATTCTCCAAATCAGGCCTGTTAATTCTTTCTGCGACTGCTCTTGCGACTCGTCTGTATGCTTTTCTTGGTGTTTCATCTGGTAGTAAGTATCCTTTTGATATTGTAGCTACTCCTACCTCATCCATCCATTCAGGGTAATCTTTACCTTTTACCCAATTTGTTGTGTCTGCTACTAAATTTCCGTCCATAATTAAAATATTGCTTCAGCGTCCCATTCCATGTGACCCTTACTGTAGTTTGTAACTCGGTTTGCAAAGAAATCTGTGTGTTGTTTTCCTGCTGAAAGGGAATCAAACCACTTCATTCTCTTAAGAGCATTTGGATCAATTCCATTTACTACTGGAGGGTAACCCAAATCTCCTAATTTTGTGTTTACTCTATGTTTAATAAAACTTATCAAGTCTTCTTTAGAACATCCTTCAAGATCTCCAAGTTCATAAACTTTATTAATAAAATCAAGTTCAAGTTGGAGAGAAAGAAGTGCAGCTTCAGTTATTGCTGTTTTGAGCTCCGGAGTGTTGAGGTGAGGGTTTTCCTCGATAAGTGTTCTAAATAACCAACATCCGGCATCGGAGTGCATGCTTTCGTCTCTAATACTCCACTCAACAATTTGTCCCACTCCCTTAAGTTTGTTTCGCATCTTGAAAGAGAGAAGTACGGCGAAGGAAGAAAAGAGGTTAACTCCTTCTGTGAAGGCTGAGAAGATGGCAAGAGATTTTGCGATTTTATGCCAATCTTTTTCGCCATTAAAACTATCCCTAACTGACATAAGATTCTCAATCTTAGCCATTGTAGTCTCGTCTTCGAGAAATTCGCTAAAGTCGTCAAGTCCAAGTTCTTCATTTAGTAGTGAGTAAGCCTCCGCGTGTATTGTTTCAAAGGCGCCAAACGTGGTCGCCATCATAATTATTTCGGGCTTTCGGAACCATTTGGTTACCAAACCACTCCAGTAATCATTTACTACTGTTTCGGTTTGAGCAAAACCTTTAAGAATTGAACCAACAATATTTTTTTCAGTTTCAGTTAAATTTTGTTTCCAATCATTAATATCACTCATCATAGGTACCTCAGTGTGTAGCCAGTGTGCTTGTTGTTGTTTAAGCCAATAATCGTGGGCTTTAGGGTATTCGAAAGGTTTGTAGACGACTCTTTCCTGCAATAATTTACTTGCCATTGTTTGTTTGTTTTAGGTATTTAACTGAAAAAATTGTTGTGCCAACAAATCTCGATCTAGAGTGTTCATATTTGTGCCTTCAATTTGTTGAGCTTGACGTGGACTATCACTATCATCAAAATGGTGATCCGTAACTTCAAAATGGCCGGTAGATGTGTCGGCTACTACTGAGAATGTCATACCATCCATTCCGTATCTGTTTTTCATAATGTGGAATCTACCTGTACCATTTACTTTATCCTCTTTTTTACGTGAAAGAGATATCGCCACATCGGTAATCATGATTTTGTCATAGCTACCGGCTGCTTTGTCACCTTCAATCACATCGTCTTTTGCTCCTGCTCTGTTTACTTGAGAAACAGACCAAATAGGCAATTGTAACTCTTTAGCGAGACCTTTAGTGCTTACATAAATATCATCTATCTCCCCTTTCCTGTCTTGAACTCGTTTCCTTGATGAAAGAAGATCTACATAATCAATAATAACCAGATCAGGTTTAAATTCTAAATCAGTACACTTTTGAATGTGAGCACGAAGTGTATTAACTGTTGCTTGACCTGGAGCATATTCTTTAATAATAAGTTGACCTGGAAGTTCTTTAACTACTTCTTCTACTTTGGCTCTATTTTTATGTAGTGTATCTACTGGTTTACCTGTAAAGAAGGCATCATAGCGTCGCCCAACATAATCCTCTCCAAGTTCTAAAGTATAGTGCACTACGTTAAAGCCCATTTTAACGGCGTAACCACCTAGCGCCACCAAAGTCCACGACTTGCCTCCTCCAGGATTACCAAAAATAAGACCAAAGTCTCCATTACCCAGCCCTCCCTGCATGAGTTCATTAAATTTATTCCAAGGGGTTGGTACAATAATTCTTGCTTCTTCTCTATAGCGTGCTTCAGTATCTTTAACATATTCGTGTCCAATATTTTTTTCAGCACCTGCCTTTAAAGCATTATCAATTAGTCCTCTAATTGCTTCAAAGTCTCCAGAGTTGAGTAAGTCAACTGAGTTTAGGAGTGCTTTTTTAAGTTGTTGATTTTTACAAAATGAAGAAAATTCCTTTTCTACATATTCTAAGTCCTCGTTTGAAGCTTGGTATGCTTCACGAAGTTGTTCCTTAACTGATAGTTGAAGTACTTCGTTTGATACCTTTTTCATTTCCACTTTCAACACCTCCATTGTTGGTGTTGTGTGGTATTTTTCATAATAATCTAGGATCTGTCCAATGATCCATTTGTGCGCTTGATTATCAAAATACTCTTCACTCAACACATCATTGATGTTCTGTAAGAACTCTTTGTGTGTAAGAAGTGATGATAATACTTTGACTTGAAACGCTGAGCCGTATGTTGCTAAACTATTAAGTGTCATAACTCAACCTCGTAAATGTATCTTTTAACCAAAATTCCGTGTTCTTTATAATGTGATTGAGTCCATCCTCACTGTATAAACTCATAAACTCCAAGATACGAAGTTTATTGAGTGGTTCCAAAGGTAGTTGTGAAAGGTATTCTTTTTCCTCATCTGATACCATTGGGATTTCTAAGTCCATAATTTTTTTAGTATTTAGAAGCTTATCCCAATCGTGAATTACCCTAGCATAAACTACACTTTCTTTGAGTTTTTCTTCACTTAAATCAAATAGTTTATCAAAAGGCATAGCACCCTCAGCTAACTCTGGGAAGCGCTTTAGTACACCTTTTTTACCTAAACCTTTAATACCAGGTACTTTATCAGAAGCATCACCTACTAGTACTTTGTAGTGGATAAAGTTTTGAGGGACAATACCAAATTTTTCCTTTACAGTACGTGGATCGTAAAATTCTCGTTCTATAGGACGATAAACTGTTATGTTATCATCTACCAATTGTAGAAAATCCCTGTCACTAGAGACAATATATGACTTTGTATTAAAGCGTTTAGCCATGTCCTTTGACATGTAAGCTATAATATCGTCTGCTTCTACTTTATCTATTGATACTACTTTAACTGGGAGGCATTTTAGATATTGGATGAGTCTAATGATTTGATCTACTTTGGCATCATTTTCATCATTAATGTCTTCAAAAATATCCCAGTTTGTGATTCGGTTTATGTTCCTACCTGTTTTGTATTCTGGGAGCAGGTACCTCCTATTAGTGGAGGCACCCACTCCGTCGAACACGATGTATATTGAGGTTGGTTGTATTTGATTTATTAGAGAACCTAGAGAACGGAGGAAGCCTGCTAAACCACCAATATGAGTACCGCTTGAATTTACAAAATTTAATATAGCAAAGTTCCTCAAAAACAGGTTAAGTCCGTCGATAAAAATCACGCGCTCGTGCTGTCCGGGTTTAGTTGGTTCTTCCTCCTGCTCAATATTCTTGAGCATCTCTAGATAATCTTTTTTATTCATTATTCAGGTTCTTTCTCGAATGAAGAGATGTCTTGTACTTCTTGATCCTCTTCTATGATATCGAAATCTACACCTCCTAAGATGGCTCTCCAAGTTTCTGCGTGGGAATCTTTATAGTCTTTGATTTCTTTATCACTGTCGTTTATGAACCCATGAGGTGTCATTACAATTTTACCTCGGGTAGTAACTCCATTAATGTGATTCTTATCAATTTGAACATTAGTACGCTTAGCAAATTCTACCTGCTTACCATCTTTAATTGCTTTAATTTTAGATGTACCTGCAGACATTACATTACCAAATGTTACTACAAATGTTGAATCAAACCACATAGCGTACCCACCTTTATTCATCAACTTGGGTTGCCCCATAGGTGATTCAGGTTTTAGAGTCCACACCTTATTAATACACACAAGTGTATTAGTGTATGGACTACTTTCCTTACGTGAAAGTGTAATACGCTGGTTTACGTTGTTACCAAACTGAGTAGACATGGCACCAGCATTCCATTCATTGTTGTTTTTGTTTGATTTGATTGACATTTCACAAGGAACTGAGCCAATTGAATCCCACAAGAAGAGCAAATCATAAGGTAGGTTACCTTTCTTTTGTTCATCCAACAAATCTAAAATAAACGCTGCTACATCTTCAATAGAGTTAATAGTTTCTCTATCTACGTAGATAAATTGTCCGCTGTAGTTTAGGATTTCTCCTGTTTCCTCATCAATTTCAGTATCTAACTCCAACCCCATTTGTTGAGCATGTTCCCAGTTCCATTTCATCTCTGTGATAATGAATACTGGTAGTATGCCTCTCTTTTGGGCAGAGACAGCCGCCTCAATCAAGGCGGTTGTCTTGCCCGTATCAGAGTGCCCACGTAGTAGAACAATATGTCCTTGTGGGATTCCAGGGATTGAAGTTACATCCTGGAATGCCTGGGAAAGGGGAATCCATTGTTGGGGCTTAAACTTAACATTTGAGTTAAGCATTTTTTTCTCCTTGAACTTAGACAAATCAAAGTTTGCTTTCAGTTCATTAGAGACAGCCGCTGTCAATGATGCTTTCTTTCCTCTAGGCATTAGCTAAACAATTCATCAAATTTATCTACCTTATTTTGTTTGGTAGTGGGAGTCTTCAAAGCATAGTTGTTTTGAGACTCCCCTTTATCAAAAGGGAGTCCGTCGTCTTCCTTTTCGTCGTCAATAATATCTCCTTCTTGTGCACTATCTTCAGGTGCCAAGAATGATTGGAGATTATTTTTCATATCCTCAAACGAGTAACGCTTAAAGACCTCCATTGGGTTCTTTTGATCTTCCAACCACTTTTGAATCTGGTCAGCATCACCAAGTGGGGTTTGCTTAGTTTTAACACGAACAGAAGACTTGTTGTATGAAGTACCTGTAACATCAGGACCAACTGTGTCTACAGTAATGTCACGGCCCTGGTGAATGTCGGTATAATCACCAATATCATCATCGTCTGCAAGTGAAAGGAATTCAAGGTAAGTGTTCTTACCAAACTGCCACAACTTCACTCCTTCGTGTTCTTCACCACGAACAATAATTGGAGCAAATACACGCATTTTGGGATCAAGCTTTTTAGCCAATCTCCAATTTTCCTTATCGCTAGTGTTGCGAAGTTGCTTCGCGAACTCAACAATAGGATCCTTTTCACCAAAATTAATAGGTGAAATCATTGTACGTTCACCAATCCCATAGTGGAAGTAAACCTCCGTAAAGGGATTAGATTTATTAAATTTGTTAGGAACAATACGAATAACCTGCTTACCGACGCTAGGTCTCCAAAACAAGCTTTTATCATTGTTTCCACCTCCTTTGTTTGTTTGCTGCAAGGAGTTCAGCTTACTGCGAATTGCATTTAAGTCCATAATGTAACTATTTTTTTGAATATAACTTTTGCGTAAATATACAAACGCAAATTTAAAAAACCAAATTAAAGTTCAACGATCTCGTGGATTCTTGTCTTTAATTGTTTCAATTCGTTGTGTTGGGTTAGAAGTATGGTGTTTTTATAATGTTGCCAGTTCACTTTATATCTGACATCTACCACACCTCCATTTAAAAGTTTGATTAGCTCATTTAGAGCATTTATTGTATAAAGAGTATTTGACTCTTTTTTTCTATGTACTAGTATTGTATTAGGTAAAATCGATTCTACGCTATCAGGCTCCACATTGTACGTACAAACGTACTCGTCATTGCTTTTTATATATAAGACAAAGATTTTTTTATAGAGTATATTGTAACTAGATTTTACCTCCACTAAAGTCTTCTCTATGTCTGCCTCAGAAGTAAAGGTACAAAATAGTTTATTGTTCATTTGACGGGTTTATGTATAAATATTAAACCCTTCCTAAAGAACCATAATTATGGCCCGCTTCTACTTTAGTAGAAAACCCATACCTTTTAAATATAGCTAAAATATCTAACACTACATATTTTTCATCCTTAGACACATCTAACAAGAAAGAATCGTAAGTGTAGTGAACAATTCTAGTTTCACTGTTTTTAAGTATACGGATGATTTCCTCTAATATAAGTACATTATAATACGTTTCCGTATTTTGGAGTATGTAATTAAACAGTTTCTGTTTTTTCATATCTGTTTTAAAAACATATCCAGATTTACAGACAGCCTTTTCCTTACTACTTATATCATCTATATATTTTTCTACCCTTTTAAAGAATTCCAGTTCTTTATACTCGTCAAATACTCCTCCGTATAGCTGTTTAAACGTTAATTCCTTAGCTTTTTTATAATCTACTCCATACATGTCAGCAAATGCTTGGTGTATGTCTCCTTCACCAAAATCAAAATCTACCAATTGTGCTGCCAAAGTAGGGTGATAAGCGCTAATGTCAATCTCTAATAAAAAGTCATTGTCGGGAATAAACGCTTCTCTACATCCGTTGTTTTTATCTAAGGCAGCATAATTAATTCCTCCAAATGAGTTTGAAGGGCGCGTAGTAGTTGTTTTTAGGTTGAATTGTGAGTAAGTCCAATCCTTTTCTACACCAAAATGTTCCTCAAATAATTTAGGATCTACTTTAAGTCCTTCTGCTTCAATCCAATAGAAAACATTTGTGGCTCTATTATTATAGAACTCAAAGTGTTGTGGTTTAGGTAGCGAAAATACATGTTGTACGGCGTTAAATATTGTCTCACAACGTTCATAATGCTTTACTATCGGAATTATGCTACCTATGTTGGCTATGTGGGGGTATTTCCTATAGAAAAAATCATGGCATGGGAATGAGTCTGGGATATCCGTAGGAGAGATGAAGTGTATGTCACTAAGCTGTTTTAAGGGTACTATGTGTAAAAATTCTTTTCTATCTCTCACAAATATTTCCTCAAATTCTCCTATTAAGTTTAATACTTCACTTAGCTCACAACTTGTTGCTTCGCTATGGTTTATATTGATTAGGAAGCCTTTTCTATAATTGATTTCTCTAATATAGAACCCTACTATACCTCTTAGGTAGGGGTGAACGTTGTCATTAGAGTAAATAGGTTCAATAAATACTTTTTTGAATCCTTTGTCTCTAAATTCTTGTAGTTGTGTAGTATTTTCTATAAGCCAAAACACACTTAAATGTACGAAGGTGGGATTGGGTTTCCAAAATTATTCTACATCATCTGCTTCTATAATTCCTTCATCTATTAAATCTTGATATGTACTTGAAACTATGTTACTAGGAGTGATGTCTGCAAATAGGATTATGTCTCCATTATTAATAGTAGATAGTTTATTGTTTTTTTCTACTTCACTAATTGAAAACATATTTAAAAAATCTGAAATATGATTTTTATTATTAACTAAAATCTTTTCT